CTCACGGGGATCATCGCTGTGACTTTCTTTGTCACAGTTGAGCTCGTTAGAGACGTTCTAACCAAGAACGTCTTGCTTCTAACTGAGTACTCTATCGCCTTTACATACGTTTCACAAGGAAATACCATGATTCCATTTGCTACAGTTTCAAAGATTTTTGGCTTAGGGGCGAACCTCCTAAGTCTTGGATCTCTGTGGTGTTCGAATCAAGGTGTTTCGCGCGATCTCAAGAAATTGAGTGTACTTGCATCTGCGCTTTCGGGCGCTCCTCGCAAGTCTCGCGTAAGGAAGGTCGTGAGACCTCCTTCAAGTGTTAAACCTTCCTTAAGGAAGAAGGTCTGACGTGGCGATTATCCTAGGAGGAATACAGGATCCATTCCTGTTTCCGTCCAGTGTTACCGGTCCTTTCAATAAGGTCGTTAACAACGGGTACTGGTATAAAACTTCTACCTGGTACCGACAAAAGCCAATCACACGTGCTCCATTGAAGTACGACATGGATGTGTATGGCGGTCTTCCCTTTGACAACATGCACGACTGGACTGGTTGGTCTTATCAGGCCAACTGGAACAGTTATGAGTGTCAAAAAGCCTTAGCAAAGGCTTTAGGGAAGTTCAATAGCTTGATCGGCCCTTCGGCCGGTCTTGGTATTGATGCTGCAGAACACGGTCAAGCATTAAAAATGATTGAGAAACGTGGTCTGATGCTTTTGCGCTTCGTCAGAGCCCTCAAAAAGGGAAGATTTAACGACGCGTGGAAAGCAATACGGGATCGAGTGCCCCGTGAACCCCCAAAGGGTTTGCATCGAGCGAAGGGTTTCGCCAACAACTTCCTCGAATGGCATTTTGGTTGGTCCCCCCTCATCAGTGATATATATCACGCGATTGAGGTACTTCAAAGTCCGATATCCACTTTATGGGTTCGGGCTCGATCGACGTATAAGCTGCCGATACAGTATACCGTGTTTAGGGACGACCAGGTCGTCTTCAGCGCGGAAACTATTACGCAGCTCTATCGAATCGAGCTAGGAGCTGGGATTTACGTCTCAAACCCTAACTTACGTCTCGCAACGCAGCTCGGAGTTGTAAACCCTGCTGCACTTGCGTGGGAAGTTGTGCCTTTCAGCTTTTTAGTTGACTGGTTTGTTCCTGTTGGAAATTTCCTTTCACAGTGGACTGATCATCTTGGGTTAACACTCCAAGGTGCTTATACGACTTCCACATGGTATACTGAGTATCATTCGTCCTACGTTGTCCATATGCCTTACGGCAATCGGAACGACCAAAGACATAAATACCGTTTTACCATGAAAAGAGCTCTCGGTATTAGTAATTACCGACTCACGGCGAACCACTTTAGTGGTTTAACACCGATGCGTGGCGCAACCGCCATTGCATTACTCCTTCAAAGTCTCCGCAGTCAGTAGCGTATACGCGAAATCTGCAACCTTTCCTTCTGGAAATAAAATGACCACAATGGCCAATCTCACTGTCAAAAAGAATGACACGACGACAGATGTCGTCTACACGGCGGTCGCAGCAAGCGGCGGCGATAACTCGCCTGCCGTTTGGCGGAACAACACGGTAGGGAGTGCACCTGCTCATCGTCCGGAACTCCGGATGCAAAGCAGACTCAACGGAACGGGCACTGCTCGTCGAGTTGATGTGCACTTCTCCTACCCATCCCTCCGCACCGGGACCGATGGCGCCATCACGATCGGAGATCGTGGTGTCTTTGACTGCAGCATAGTCGTGCCTCAAGGCATGGCTGATGTTGACCTGAATGAGTATGTGTCGCAGGGGCTAAACCTCCTTGCGACCACGCTCATGAAGGATTCGGTCAAAGGCGGATACGCTCCTGTTTAACCCTTAGTCAGGGTTAAATCCCAAGGAGGTATTTATGCCATCTCAGAGCCTTCCACGTGATGTGGAGTCTCTCGTCCATCGATTTTGCATGGACGTCGCCACCCCAAGGTCCCTTACCGTCTCTCTGATGGTAAGATATGGGGAGTGGGATCAATTAAGCGATTTGCGCTGTGATCCCGGTACCTACGTTTCCGCTCAGTCTTATTACAGGGATGTAATTGTGACTGACTTCTTGCGAAAGCTCGAAGAGCTTCCGACGTCAGTGGATCGCCGCAAGGCGGCCCATGACACGTTTTGGGAGTGCGAACGTAAGTGTTTCAAGTCAAATGAACGTTTATCTCATTATCTCGATCGGGGTCTTATTCCGACAGACGATGTGGTTGGTAGGATTATCCTGCTAGCTAAAAAGAAGCTAAACAATGTTCTCGGTCAACCACCAGATATTCTGGATGGAAGATTCGGACCTGGAGCCACCTTTGGCGATAAAGGTCAGCGTACCACCGTGCCTGACAAAATGACTACTCGACCCACCCTGACCTCCGAGTGCTTGCCCTGGTTATTTCAATGGGCAGGCACCGCATGGGCTTCGGCCTGTGCATCGGACGATAGATCACCAGAGTTTATCCACGGGAATCGTTTCACAACGGTCCCTAAGGATTGTACTAAGGATCGCGGCATTGCCGTCGAACCCAGTATTAATGGATTTTATCAACTTGGTTTTGGCCGAGTGATGAAATCCAGACTCCGTGCTGCAGGTTTAAATCTGCAATACGCGCAAGAGGTTCACAGGCGGGTTGCCTGTGAAGCCAGTATCTCTGGCTCTTTTGCGACACTAGATCTATCTAACGCGAGCGACACCGTTTGTAACAACTTGGTCAAGTTGTTACTCCCAGACAAATGGTTTTCCTGTTTGTCCTCACTCAGGTCCCCTAAGACATTGGTCGGTGGGCACTGGGTGGTCTTGGAGAAATTCTCCTCGATGGGTAACGGCTTCACGTTTGAACTTGAGACTGCAATATTTGCGTCGATATGTTCAGCAGTCATGGAATATAAAGAGATTCTCCCTGAGTGGGGAGTCAACCTTTATGTTTACGGGGATGACATAATTGTCCCCGTTGACTGTGCACGTGATTGCATTGCTGCATTGCGATTCTTCGGGTTTCAAGAGAATAGTCGAAAGACTTTTTTCGAGGGACCCTTTCGTGAAAGTTGCGGCGGCGACTACTTCGATGGGGTGGACGTTCGTCCACATTATCTAAAGGAGTTGCCGCATGCGCCCAATGAATGGATCGCACTGGCTAATGGGCTTTATCGCCTGGGTAGGACTGACCTTAACGGTCGGTTCTCTAATCGGTACATCAGTCGTGTTTGGTTATCTACAATTGACAACCTTCCGACATGGATTAGATCTTGCCGAGGCCCTAAAAGCCTCGGTGACCTCGTCCTCCACGATGCCGAATCCAGGTGGAATTTCCGTTGGCGACACAGCATCCGGTACTTCCGGGTCTACCGACCCGCTGAGTTCCGGCGAGTGACATGGGATCATTTTCTCCCTGATGTCACCCTCGCTTCCGCCTTGTACGGAGTTAGTGACGGTCGACCGAAAGGTCGATTAAAGGACCCTGGAGGTGTTACGCCCCGGGACGCCGTCACTGGCTACAAACTTGGTTGGGTCCCATTGAGCTAGTGATAGCTCGATGGATTCGCTGCC